ACTATGGTATGTTGCACAAGCATGTATGGCATTAGATGTACCATTTGATGATGTTGTTAGAGGCAATGTTAAAAAATTAGAGAAGCGTTATCCTGGTGGTTCATTTAGTGTGGAACATTCAGAAGTACGTGCAAAAGGAGACCGATGACTAGACCAGAACCTCCATATACTAATGGAAATTTATCTGTAGTAGTTCCTATGGAGGATATGGTACAGATCCTTACTCAATTATGGAAGTCACGTGCAACTGAACCTAAGATTGGTAAGTTGTATGAGAAGTACAAAGCACTAATACCAGAAGAATAAATACCATGTGGAGACCTGCATGGACTAATGAGCAACATCAGTTGGAGAAAATTAGGTAGTTATAGGCCAGATGGAGACATGTACTTGATGAATGTCTTCCATGCTATAATGACTTCTACTCCAATAGAAATGGAAAAGGGATCAGCAGTATTGTTTGCTGATCTTAAAGAATTTAAAGACTTGACTGATGACATGGAAGCAGTCTTTAATGATGAGATGGTCTTTGATGATCCAAGTGATAGTAATGGATTCAAACAAAAGTATTCTGGTAAAAAATGTCTTAGGTCAATCTATACTAATAACCAAAGTGAAGAGAAATTGGGACTAACTAAGATAAAAAAGACTGCTGATTTTGGTGGTAGTGGAGGTGGTTCTGGTGCTGGAGCCAAAGCAACAGAAATGTTTGAGAGTGCTGCTTGTTGGGTAACAGCAGTACGTTTTAGTATGGGGAATAAAAACCTAGCAAAGGACTGGGGGTGTAGTAATTGTGCATTTAGAGATGTAGCAGATCGTGTTGATACTACTGCTACAATGGAAGAAGTTTGTGATTTTTTACAGAAGAGTCCTAAGTGGTTAGATACTTCAATTGCTACTGCTAATACTTTATATCAGACATATAAGGGTGGGGATTATTATTTTTATAGAGGTAAGGGTATAGTAGAGGGAATTGAAGAACATTTTAAGGGAGTTAATAGAACAACCAATAGAGATCCAGAAGATAGTGGGTTTTCAAATATAAACAAGTGGACACCTGCTGACATTTACCTTTGTGATAAATCTAAAGAGAGTAAGATGTTGACATCTTTAAAGGAACAGAAGAGATTTGGTACTCTTAATACAACTATGGAGAAATATCTTGATGATGAAGATTTGGTTGGAGTATCATTAAAATCATTAAAACCAGGTAGTACTGGTACATTAAAACCTTTTAATAAGACTGGTGCTGTAAAGGAAAGAAAGACATTTAGACGTGCTGGTGTAAAGGATGGTGCTAAGAGTCTATTAAGTTCTATGGATGTGTATCTATTTGGTGGATTTGAAATTCAGTTTCGTGCTACTGATACTGCTGGTAAGACATGGCAAGGTGAAATTCTAGGTACAGAAGCTAAGCATGGTAAGTTGGGTGGTGGTGTTATGGATGCCATCCTCAAGAAAGTATATGGTAAGACTAAAGGACTTTTTAAGGCTACTGGATATGATAGTACCAAGGCTATTGCTGCTGCATCTAAAGTACCTTCTACTAAACTTAAAATGGCAGAAGAGATTAGTAGAATAGCAAAGGAACATGAAATTGGTCCAGATTATGATACTGTATCAGTAGCACAAATTAACGATCAGACACCAAAGTGGGTATTCTCTAAGTTTATGGGTATGACATTAGTTGATGTTGTTTATTCTAATACAAATAAAAGGAATGATTTGATGACTGCTGTATATTTGTATGCTTCTTCTCAATCTGATAATTCTGCTCCATACATGAAGATATCCTAATGCCTAACGTAACGCAATTAAAACATTTAGAACACCTTGAGGATGAGATGCTCAACTATGGAGTTGAAGGATGTAAGGCGGCTGTTAGTTTCTTACAAGAACTAAGAAAGATGTTGGGTTGTGATAACAGTACAGGTTTCATGCAGACTAAATGGGATGGAGCACCTTCTGTAGTTTGTGGTAAGGATCCTAAAAATGGTTTGTTCTTTGTTGGTACTAAAGCAGTCTTTAATAAGGATCCTAAGTTATGTTATTCTCCAGATCAGATTGATAGATGGTATGGAGATAGAGCAGATCTTGCAACAAAATTAAAACTTGCTTTGCAATACTTTAAAGGTCTTGGTATTAATGGTGTAATACAGGGTGATCTTCTCTTTACTACAGGTGATTTAAAAACGGAGACAGTTCATGGAGAGAGATTGTATACCTTTAGACCTAATACTATTACATATGGTGTACCTGTAGATCATGAAATAGGTAAGAGAGCAAAGTCAGCGAAGATTGGTATAGTATTCCATACACATTATAGAGGTCAGGATACTAGAGATATTGATCAACCAGAATTACTAGAAAATATGTCTGCTAGAGCAGGTACTGGTGGTGTTAGATTTAATAATGATCCTAATGTATTCATTGTAGACAATGATACTCCAATGGATAAGGTTGGATTGAATCATGCTGAAGAAAGAATCTTTGATACTCATGTATCATCTATTGAAAAGAAGTGTGGTACTTGTGGGGATTTTCTTGATGAATTGGTTAAGTTTTCTGGTACTACAGGAGATGATAAGTGGCATGTGTCTTCTTATTTGAAGCAGTTTTTTAATGCTGAGATCAGAGAACGCCGTAACATTGCTAATGTAGACACAGCATTTGAAGGTCTTTATAATTTTTATTATGATAAGACTAAAGCAATGCTTGCAAAACTTAAAACTACTAATACTAAGGTAGCAAAGGCTTCTTTAGTTCATTCTAGTTTAAATTATTTGGAGGACAATAAACCTAAGTTCAAAGCAATGCTTGATTTATACAAGGAACTTCAAGAGATCAAGCAGTTTGTGATTGATAAGTTAGATCATCTGGAAAGTTTTAGGACTTATGTTCAGACTGAGAAAGGATACAAGGTTACTGGTCCAGAAGGTTATGTTCTACATAAGGATGGAGACATGATAAAGTTTGTTAATCGTCTTGAGTTTGCCTATAATAACTTTACCCTACAGAAACAATGGCGTTAAAGTGTCAGAAAATTTTTATTACCTATGGCAGATTCCAACCTGTTACTTGGGGTCATGAGAATAGTTTTAATGCCGTTCAAAGTGCTGCTCAATCAGCTGGTTGTGATTATCGTATCTTTATCTCTCATAAACAAGAACCAAAAGAGAATCCTCTTAGTCAAGGAGATAAGTTGGCGTGGATGAAGTTGTTACTTCCTCAACATGCTAAGAAAATCCTTGCTATTAACCCTTCTGACCCACAAAAGTGTGTAAGATATTGTATGACAGCATCAAGTGATATTGCTCATGACTATGATGAGTGTGTTTATATGGTAGGATCTGATAGGGTTAATGCTATGCAGTATCTACACAATTATAATGGTTGCAATCCTAACCATAAGAGTGTAGACTTTAGTATGAAACATTTTGAGATTAAATCTACTGGTAGTCGTGATCCTGATGGTAAAACATTCTCTATATCAGGTACTAAGATGAGAAACTGGGCAAGATCTGGTGATATTGATGAGTTTAAGAAGGGTCTTCCTAAATCCAACAAATTAAATGACGTACAGATATTAGCATTTATGGCATTATTATGAAGGACTTTAAGAAGTTACGTGAACAAGCATTAAGACAGCACTACCGTAAGAAGGAAGTGTTTGTTGAGGGTGACTATGTAATGAATGCTATTACAGGACAGAAAGGTAAGATTCATAGAGCAGGTGTGAACTATGTTATCTGTGTCACTGAGGATGGTGAGATGTTTCGTGCGTGGGTAAAGGATATTAGAGATATAAATAGATCCTAGAAGACTGTCTATTATTTAAAATGGAAAAGCAGAGAGCCGTTAATACCGTCACAGCAAACGATGAGTATTCACAAAATTTGATGAAGATGTATGAGAACTGGATGGATGGTGACACATTCCAAGGCAGTTATAAAGGTGAAACTGTAAAGGAAGAAGAGATTCCTACTGGACAGAAGCAAGGTGGAGGAGATGGAGCAGCATTTGTTACTGCTATTGGTAGTCTTCCTGCTATAGAGACTGATAAGTCTACAACTATTCCTGTAATACCAGAATTGGGTGTAAAGGATAAGACTGAAAAGAATACCAAGACACATGACAGTGCTAATGATGGTGGACCTGCTGTTGCTCTCAAGGGTTCCATGACTATTGGACAAGGTGATCTTTCTTCTGGTGATAAGCAGACACATGGTGCTGCTATTAGAGACACTACTTTAGTTGCTAAAGAAGCATACAAGGAGGGTTGTTGCCCTAAGTGTGGTAAGGAAAATTGTAAAGAGCATACAGTTAAGAAAGAAGAGATAGAAGTTAAGTCAGAAGAGTGGAAGGAGAAAGCTAAGAAGAAGTCTTCTAAAATTATGTCCTATTATAAAAAATAAATTATTGAACATTTTGAAATTCGTGATCACTTGAAGAAGCTACGGCAAATCAAGCGTGATTTGAAAAGGGATCCAACTGGAACACCTTTAAGGAAAAGAGATAGAATTACAGTTAAATCAAAAAGATCAAAGCCTAGACAAAAGAAATAATCTGTGCTACACTAGCGTATAAGCTCAAGGAGGTTGTTATGCCAAGACGGGAGAGTATCAAATTTACTATCCGTCAGGATGGTACAGTTATTGAGACTGTTGAAGGTGTTTATGGTAATGCCTGTGAAAATCTGACGAGAAATATTGAAGAGAAATTGGGTGAGGTTTATTTTAGAGAACCAACAGCAGACCAATTCCAAGTAGTACCTATAGATTTAGAGCAGAATGTCACATTTCACCAAAATTAAAACTTCTATCAAAAATAAACCTGAACTTGTAGAAGCATTAGTCCTACTGGGATATGATGTTAAAGAAGGTCAGCAGTTAACTATTAATAATCCAAACCATGCAGAGGATCATGCTGATTGGTATGCTGATGTCTCTATAAAAAATGATATTGGATTCAAACTGAATAAGAATACAGGAGAGTACGAACTAGTTGCTGAACTAGATGCTTGGGATCTAGACGTACCAATAAAAAGATTTGTTGAGAAAGTAACTCAGCAATATGCAAGGATGACTGTGCATAATACTATTAAAGAGATGGGATTTGAAGTTGAAGATGAGTGGGAGATGGATGATAATAGTATTGAGTTAACAGTAAGTCGTTGGACATAAATAAAACTAAAACAATGAAGTCTTTCAAAGAATTTACTGAAGCTTACGGTGATAAGAATCAGGAAAGTGATGCCAAAGAGAATAAATCTCTTAAATTAAAAGGTAAGAAGGAAGTAAAGCTTAAGAAAGGTACTTCAGTTACTGTCATGCCTAAGCATCCAGATACACCAGATAAAGCACTTGGAGTGAAAGAATAATTATGTCACATTTACCAAAAGAAGCAGTCCTTGAAGCACTAAGGTGTTGTAGGGATGTGTACCCACATGATCAAGATTTCTTGGTCAGTAGAAAAGTTGCAGGTCATACTATACTTGCAGTAGAAGGAACGAATGAAACTACAGACTGGATAACCAATCTGAAATTTCTTATTAAACGTGATGAT